GCCTCCAGCCCACTGGGCAAATGCCTAGGATTCTAAATCCAAAGCACTCCTGGCCAATTCTTGGCCAGGATCCATACCCTCTTGTAGCGGTATTTTCTCCTATGCAAGTCAGAGGAATAAAGAGAGCGAACTCTCTTAGGCCCCGTCGTCGCACACAATGCTTGGAAGTATCGTGTGTAACTTCGGGACTCTGAACTTACCCCCTGCGCAAAGTCCTTTACGACTGAGCGGAACCACCAGCCGCACTGGCCAAAACGATCCCATGACACTCTTGTAGTCATGGCTTCGTCGAGGTTTGTGTGATAGTGGCCATCTCCATAGCCGGAAGGCCCAAGGAGATGGGGGAACCGTCTTCTCCACCTGATAAGAAGAGCTGCATAGCGGCTCTCACACCAGTTAAACCGTGTAAGCATAGCCAACACGGAGTTGTGGAGTTGAACAACGTCTTCAAGGCACTTTGGAGTGCGACGAAGATAGGAGGGTGTACAAGAGAAGCCCCGCCACGCATCGCTCCCGCAGGATTCTCTGAAAGAACCCTTGCTGAACGACTTCGAAGTATTAATCTCGAAGCCGAAGTACATCAGATTTTCGACGCAAGCGTCGAAATCTTCAGTACTTACGATGATGTCGTCACCGTACACGCTGACGTTTTCACTCTGTGAAGAGCAAATGCAGTAAAAGAGTAATGATTCTAACTCGAAAGTAAAACCATTACCCATCGACGAGAACTTTTGGTTCAAGCGATACTGCCCGTCAGGCCAAAGTGTGTACTTCGAACGAAGATCGTGTAACAGACACACCCAATCAATGGGTAGGAGCTGATCGATCAGTTCGACAGAGACGGTATCACTAGCAGCTCGAAGATCGAGCGTAGCTAGGTGCCCGGTTTTTGAACCGAGCAACGCCCGTCGCTGGTTTATAGACTGGTCATCGAGGTCGACACCTGCCCGAAGGAGGCGTCGTCGCATATAGTTTCCAACTTTAAGCTGGAGCCATATGTTCATCTGCGGTTCATAGCAGATGACTCGATCAGTCTTGGCGTTCTTTGGAACAGTCAGCATTACATTCCCCTGTGTGATAGTGAAGGACTCTTTCAAGACCGACACTGGACCATCTGCGTTCAAAGCAGACGCTCCCCACATAGGTGAGTCCCTAAGCTCACGCATAGCGTAGCGAAGGGCACTGGCTGTGACATCAAGGCGAGATCCGTATTTTTTGTACGGTGATAAGTCAAGTCCACTTGATGAAGTGGTGCGTCCTTTAGACCAGCCTCCCGGGAGGGAGAGCAGATCTGGAACAGGCCCTAGAATCGACGCTACTTTTGCGCGAACAGACAAAATTGTCTGCAAGCGGTCTGTGTTCGCACACAGACGTAGCTCCGATCGAAGGTGAGAGTTCGTTTCAGAACACTTAACTTCTGCCTTAACGGCGGCCTCCATCGCGACCCCGGCTTTGTCAATGCCGGTTTTCAGATCTGAGATTTTCGACAAGAACTTTGTTGCTGCATAAGCAGCCCTAAAGGAGTCGATAGTCTCATAATGATCTGGGTCAATCTGAAGGTTCACGAGTTGAACCCACTCCGGTTGCCCACTGCTGAATAGAATCCAGCAAGTGAGCGCTCTTGGACAATCCAAGACCTCAAGGTACTCGCGGACGAGACGTCGCGAATCGTCGTTTGACAAACGACCACTCTTGGAACTATGAGACATAGTTCATGCTCCTAGGGAGTTAAACGAGAGAAGGAAGGGAAATGCCCGCCAACTTGAGGACCTCAATAATTACAAAGAGGAAAATCGCGGCAACGAGCAAATCCCCCAGTTGGGGCCGCATGATGACACCTGTTACCAGGTTGCGTCACGCGTTTCAACTGCGCTCTCGAATTGAGAAGTTGCGGCAAAGTTCTCGACGAACGCACGGATGTGCGACAGCTCGAGATCAGTCGCCTGGGTGGGCAGATGGAACTCCATCACACCCATCGTCGTGTAGGCAACGCCGGCAGGGGGAGTGATCCCCGCGTCGTCGGTGCCCACAGTCTGAAGGGTGGGAAGTTTGAAAACCCACTTGAACTTCTCAATCCCATTCGCATTCGGTGCGGAATGGTACTCTTCGATCGTTGGCTGACCGAGAAAGAGCCCGGCGTTCTCACGCCAGGTCGCCTTGGTCTGCTTCGGATCGATTGCGATCACGCCTTTCGGCGAGAACGTACGGGACGCAGGCGTCCCGGCACCGTCATTGATGACGATGTTTGCTTGATCAGCCATTAGCTGAATCCTTTCTTACCCGGATACCGGGATGGGAGGTCATAGTCAGAAACTGACTAAGGTATCGATCTTCTAGCAGCAGAATTACCGCTTGAAGGCCTGACTCGCAAGAGCGAGTCCGGAGAGCACCCGGGTTGCCCCGAGCTTAGGTTCGAACCAGATTGATTCAAGGCCGAGAGAGGGAGCTGAAGTCATGGGAACCCGTTCGACTAACGTCCAGTTAGTCTGATAGGCACCGGATCCTTCAACACCATCCCGGATGAAACTTGAATAGATCGTGTCGACCTGGCGTTTATACCCGAAGGTACCACCAGCATGAGTAAACCTCATACTCGTGTCAAGCTGCTCTAGGTAGCGCCCGATGGGGAACATCCAATCCACCACAAACGAAAGTGGAAGAAGTTCCCACGCTACTGATAGGGGGTTCAAAAGACCAAGGCTACCAAGGTCATTCAAACCCGTAGGCTGAAATTTCCAGGTCGCTTTCGTAGACTCTGTAGAAACTGCCACTCTGAAGGCTTGGCCGTCAGGTGACACCTCGACAGGGACAGTCCCGCGATCTGTGAAAGTTTTTGAGACGAAGCCGGTGACTCTACCAATGGTAGAAACATCGTCTAGCGTCATCTCAGCCAATTGTTCCGCCGCATTCTTCACGTCAGCTAAAAGCGGTTTCCACCCATACTGCATCTCCAACCATCGGTTGGCGGCTGCTTTACGGGGGTTGACGCCGAAGCCTCTATTAAATTTGCGGACGGCCGCGCCGCTAGGCTCGCCCATGGCAAGCTTGTAGTAAGCGTCGGCAATGTTCCCCTTTCTCAGGCTACGGTACGCAGACGCAAGATCTTTAGCAGTGCTAAGGATCATACGGCCTGTTTCCCGAGCTTCTCCGAGAAATACGGGAGCATTGAACTCAGCACCCTTAGCTCTAGCAATCAACTGGGATATAACCTGGTTGCGTGTTAGAGTTGTTTCGGACCCATACGGTGCGATATAAGAGGCGGGGGCCTTATCATAGATAATTTCCCTTAATCTCGTATCGAACGGGTCATTTCCTGACGATGTGCGATCGATGCTTCGATAAGTAATCAGAGCATCAGATCGTTTACGCTGGAAAAGACGGAAGTAATTGTCCGGGAGCCGGGCTTTCGCCTTTCTGAGTGCAAAGAAACCAGGAGTCGTCGCCCAGTCCTTTTCAATCCGTAAGGGCTGAATCGAGACAGTGCTAGGACTAGAGGTTTCCACCATATCACCATTGTTCAGAGTACGACGTTCATCGTTCCGCAAGGAAACGGGATACTGATCAACTCTGTTCGTGGATGGCATGGGACACTCTGTTTGTAAACCAGCAAGCTGGGGACCCAAAATAGGGCTCCAGGGGAAACTACCC